CGCCAAGCCACGAGGTGCTTGCCGTAACAATCGACTCAGGATAGTAGTAAAAATGGAGCTCAGCTTTGTAATTGACATCTGGAGTAGGTCCAACAATAAACGTCAACTCGTTGACGTTGGTCGTGCTCGGGCCAAAGATAGCATAGTACTTTGGCGTGGAACGCAGCATCGGGTTGGGGTACGCTTCCCGCAGGTAGTTGACATCGCGGTTGAGCAAGTAGATGTAGTCGCCCTGAAACTGCACAGTGCCTGAGACCGTGCCTGTGTTTGCCACCGACAACGTAATCGTAGTGCCCACAATCAAGGTCACCATTGCACCGGTGCCGATGTTGGTTCCGGAAACATACATTCCGACCGAAATATCGCTGGCGCTTGAAACAACTATGGTGAACTGGCCTGTGGTCCCTGTCGCAGTTGGCGAAGGAGCGGCATAGATGGCCAGAGAATAGGCTGAGAGGAAGTCGTCGGGGCACGAAACATACTTGTTCCCGGCCTGGAGAACCCCTGTCATGTTCTTGCGCAAATTGGCAATCTGAACAGAGTTGTAGATGCGCTGCTCTGCCTGACGCACGAACACCGGTATCTCGGCGACAAAATCGACGTCAGTGTTGTTGGTGTATGCCTCGATGGCATCGCTCAGTTCGGAGTAGTTCATGTGATGCTCGTTGTGACCGTTCCAAGCATGGCCCCGGCAGTCAGGTGTCTTGCAGGCGGCATTGGCTGCATACCGATACTAGCAAAAGAAGTGTCCACTGTGAAGCCCACATACACGGTAACGCCCATACGGGCCTCAGGACGTGGTTCCAACAGCGCCTGGGGCTCGTTGATGGTGCGTTTGGGCTCCAACTGAGGATGCTTTGGCTCGTAGCACTCATCGCAGACCTTGAAGCCTGTCCATTCCTTTTTCAGGACGTTGAGCTTAAAGCGCTGCCCACACTGGTCGCACAGCGCAATCGCATACTTGCCTGCGGCGTACCCAGCCATCAGTAGTTCCCCATGTAGGTGGGCACGGCAAAGTAGCTGGACCGCTCACGGTCTTCTGCTGCCGCGCGCGCAAACTCTTCCTCATAAAACTGCTTGAGCATCGGGATGCGGTCCGGGGCCTTCTTGATGGCCAGGTAATACGCCAGGCCAGAGATCAGGCACGGGAGGAACCGGAAAGAGATGTCTGCCGTGTTGGTAAACGCCCCAGTTTCTTCGATACGGCGGATGCCGTAGTACCGGAAGATGTAGGTCTGGGTCGCGTCTGGCGCAGGGTACAGGAACAGCTTGGCCGGGACCGTGCGCTGAACATAGTACTGCGCAGGGCGCGAGGGGGTGTACTTGTTGGGGACGTGCAGGTACTCGGCGCTGCCGATGCGGTCAATCGTGATGTCCTGCTGGTTGGATGTGCCAGCATTGGTGCGGATCACCGCCGACAAAGCATCTACCGTATCAGCAGGCAACGTGTACTCATGCACGTTGGCCGTCAAAACCACCTCATGCTGCTCAATCGTCCACAGGTTCAGGCCACGGTTGGCCCACTCTGCAAACATCAAATTGAGTGACCGGCGCGCCGTCCGAGCGTCGTAGCCATCCCGAACCTGGAGGCCGCAGCGCTCGTACGCTTCGAGGATGATCTCATCGAAGTCGGGGTTGTAGGAGGAGACGCCCGAAGTGGTCATGGCTTAGTAGATTCGGGCAGAACGAGCACGTGCAGCACCGACGCCGCGGACTTGTACTCGGTCACCAGTGACTGACTTCTTGACATTCTGCGTCAGGGTTGTAGCTGTAGGGCCTGCTGCATCGGAACCCGAAGCACTGATCTTGCCACCTTCAGGCACACCGGACTTGGCCATGCCGCCCTTGGCAAAACCCTTCTTGGCAATGCCTTCGCCTTTTTTGGCCAAACCGCCTTTGGCGTAGCTCTTAGTTCCACAGTCTTTCATAGCGTTACCGCCTTTCTTGGTTGTTACTTACCACTGGCATAGTCGCCTCTTATGGCGTCAATCTTACGCTCAATCCGATCAAATCGGTCAAGCAGTTGCGCCATGTCAGCGCGAAATTCTGTGCGGGTGATGTGGTCACGTGCCACTTCTTCCCGAGTCTTGTTCAACAGGATGCTGATCCGGCCTAGTTCCGCAAACTTCTCGCGAACAATGAAGCCCAGCAGTGCAACGACTGCTGTAAGCACGACATTCCAGACCATCAATTCCATGACTCAGCATTTCCATGCCCGCAGGCTCTTGTTGATACGGCTATCGGGATCACGGGCAGTCTTCTCGCTTGTCAGCTTGGATTTCATCCCCTCCATTCGGGCACAAAAGGACGCCTTGCGCCCTTTTGCTTCCTTGGTCTTGGGAGACGGCGCAGGCGGCTTCAGATTCATGCCCTGGGCCTTTGCGGAGGCCCGTCCTTTGGCGTTCAATCCGCCCTTTTCAGACTTGCCTTCCTTGCGCTGCCAAGCGGGAGTCTTGGCCATGATCAGTACATCTTGCAGGCTTTGTTGCGAGCTTCGCCCACGCCACGCGGGGACACCGAAGCGGAGGGCTTCTGGTAATCCTTGCGAGGAGTCTGCTTAGGACCGCCCTTGGACATGTCCTGCTTTTGAGCACCGGGCTGAACTTCGCCTTGGTACTGATCGTCTGCCATTTTTGCTGCTCGTCCCATGATGGACTCCTTAACCGTAAAAAATAGTTGCGTGGATATCGGTTGCAAGGAACACCCGAATGCCCTCGCGCGCAACAATGCCATCCCCAGGGACAACAATGCTAAAAGCGGTTGCATTGGAAGCATCTGCCTGCATCAGCACTCTGTTCCATACCGTCACGTTGCCGCTTGCCGCGCCACTGTTGGCCACAGTGACCGTAAATGTATCGGTGCCGGTGACAGTTACCTGATAAGGGTTGTCTGCCAGGTCCCAATCCAAATACACCCACTGCCCCGTAGTCAGGCCATGGCCTGCGGAAGTGATTGTGGCCGTGGTGGTTGTACGGGCATATGTGCCTGCGATAGAGGAGTCATCCACAAATGTGGTGTACCCCGTGGCAGCACTGAACGGGAAAATAACCGCGCCTTTTAGACGCACACGACCGCCGATCATCAGACCGGAAACGGAAGCATGCGTCGATTTAACGTCATACTGAAAAGTACCCATAATCAATCTCCTTTAAAACAGGGGCCGAGGCCCCCGAGATCAATTAGGAAGGAGTAACAGCAGTGGTGCCGTCAGCGTTGACCCAAGTGCTGGTGGCGGTTGCGCCGGTAGCAATCTTCAGGGTGCTCAATGTGGTGTCAAAGACGATGGTGCCAGCGGCCTTGCCTGTGGTGTTCACTGCATTGGCTGCAGCAGCGATCTGGACGCTGGTGGCAGTGCGCAACTGCACGTAACCTGCGGTGGCGTCTACGTTGCCTGTAACGGTGCCGGTGACGTCGCCTGTTACAGCGCCGATGAAGCCGTTTGTCGAGGTGACTGGGCCGGAGAAGGTGGTGCTTGCCATGATGATTCCTCACATGCGATAAGGCGTATCTGTCTGCATGTCGTCAGCCGGGACTGTCAGATACACCGGATGACCCCGGAATGAAGCCAATATACCCCAAAAGAAAAGGGCCCACAAGGGGCCCTTTTCATGTTTTCCGGCCGCTTATGCAGCGCCAGGAGAACCGTAGATACCACGTGGGTCAGACCAGCCGAAGCTGTAACGCTCACGGGCCTTGTAACGCACGTTGCCGGTGTCAAAGTCGCCTTCGAAGGCAGTCTTGATGGGCGAACGGTTGAACATCTTCAGGCCGTTAGGCGCGTCGGTGATCAGGAACCATGCGTCCACGTCGGTCAGGTAGTGGTTGACAGCGTAACCTTCGGGGATCAGGCCCATGGACTTGATCGCGTTGATATCGTTGTCAGCAGTGCCAGTGCGCAGAGTGCTCTTCATCAGGCGTTCTGCAGTGAACTGCAGTTCCTTAGGAACGATCATCTTGCGTGCTGTCAAAGCAACCTTCAGGCCACGTTCGTCCGTGAACGCCGCGATGTCGATGATGCCTTGTTCGAGGGATGTCTCGTTCAAGTCAGCAGCCACAACAGGGCGGTTCGAGAAGTCAGGACCCAAAGCGGTGGGGTGAGCAGTGGACATCAAAGCCACGCCGTCACCACCAGCGTATTGACCGCCAGTGAAGCCGTTGTTCAACACGGAAGCAGCTTTAACTTGCTTGGTGTTGGCCATGGAACGAGCCAGAGCCTTGGTGTAGCGAGCAGACAGGCGGTCGTAGAGGTTGTCCTCAACGGCTTCTTCTGTCAGCGCGAACGCCATAGCGATGGTTTCGTGTGTGTAACGAGCAGTGAACGATTCCAAAGCTGTGTCGTATGCCAGGCCAGCGCCTTCGGTCTTCACCGGGGCAGAGCCGAAGCCAGTCAACATAACTTCTTCTTCGAACGCACGATCAGATGTCTCAGTAGAGAAAATCTCTTCGTGCTCGTTTTCGTAGCGCTTGTATTCCAAGCCAAACAAGGCGTTCAGGCCTGGCTCGAGTTCTTTGACAAGTTGGGAACGGGTAATGGCCATGATTATGCTCCGTCAGCTGCAACACCGACGCTACCGTACTGGTGTTGATTGAGTTTTACAACGACCACTGCATAGTTACCCAACTCATTGTCAGGAGACTCGTAGAGGCCAACGATCTTGAAAGTCAAGGCGGCTGTCTTGGCAATCGTGGAAGAATCCAAAGCACCGTTGGAAACACCAGAAGTGGTGCTGCCAGTAGAGCCAGAGATTGGGTCAGCGTTCTTGCCGATGTCGGCCTGAACGATGTCTTCGTCTGCTTGAACCAAGAACAACTGCGATGGATCGTCCAACACTTCACAAGCAATGATGCCAGTGGTGATGTTGATGCTACCAGGGTAGTAGTTTTTCCAAGTCGGCTTGTTAGCACGAGTTGGGTCGTTGTACTGCACTCCGTTAAACACGCCAGTGGGGGCGGCATGCGTAGAGAAGTCGTACTTGATGATGTAGCCGTCATAAACGACGACGAGATCACCTTGATAAATGGCTGTGCCGTAGTTGTCTTCGATCTGGTAGCCGTATTGCTTTTGAGCACCGGTAGCAGAAAGATTACCCGACGGACGCAGACCAAAAGGCTTGTTAGTGTTTGCCATTTGAATCTCCTACAGGATTAAAGTTATCAACCTTGCGGCTGACGGAATGTTGTGCGCGAGCTCCGGTCAGGGGACTGGATTCGCATTGAAGAGTGAGCGTTCTCACGCATCATCTCGTTGTCTACAGCACTCAACTGTTCCTGTGCCCTCTGGCGGAAATAAGCGTTCCGTTCCTCAACCGTCTCGTCAGGAATCTTGGCAAGCAAGAGTCCACCAACAGAGATCACGCCAGCGTGTTTGCCGTCGTCCATCGTGGGCAGTGTCGCGCGGTATTCCTCAGGAATGTTTTCGGGGCGAACAAGTTCGTATCCCTCACGCAGCTTGCTGTACACGTTTTGGTTGTCAAGGCTACCGTTGATTTCGGAACGAATCCAACGATATTTGAACCCTTCGGGGGCAGGTGGTGCATCCAAGCGCGAAGGTGGACGCCATGGCTTGCGACGAGCTGTCTTGTCCCGGCTTTCGGCGGTACGGCTGGCACGGTCGATAGTGATTTTTTCGCTCATGACTTACTCCTTTACGTACTTGGCATACTCTTCAAGAGGTACACCCAGTTTCTTTGCAATAGCAACCTGACTCGGCGATAACCGGACAGTTCGGCGCGCACTATTTATTCCGGAACTCCGGGAAGCAGGGGCAACAGCAGGCGCGGAACGCTGTTGTCTGGAGGATTGGTTAGACGATTGCTCGCCCGCAAACCTCTTCGGAAATTCATCCCGAAGACGTCGGTCCAATTCAGTATAGTACTCTGTCGATTGTGGGTCAACACCCTCTTTTTCGATGAGTTCTTGGTGGATTCCCCACGCAGCATAGGTCAGCACACGATCTTGGCCAAACCAAGTGTTTCGGGCGGCCCAGTCCTCAGCTTGTGGATCGGGTTGCACGCGCTGTTGCTGCGGGGCTTGGTACTGTTGTTGAGGCGCAGGATTGCGAACAGCGTATTCCTGCTGCTGCAGCCAACCGGAGACCTGGCGCTGCTCCAAAGACATCTCTGTCAGGCGCTGCTGAGCTTCGGTTTCGGTATCAATGTCGCCCTCTTCACGAGCCTTCTTGATAATCTGGCGCAACTGGAACTGCTGCGTGTCCAAACGAGACTTGGCTTCGTTCAAACGGCTGTAGTCGGTGTGCACCAGCTTCTGTTGGAGCTGCTGAGTATGCGACTGCATCCCTCGGGCATATTCCACAGCAGCTTGCTCGCGGCGCTCGGCCTCGCGCATCTTGGCGGTCAGCTTGGCAATACGCTTTTGCACTGCCTCGTTGACAGAGCCCAGTTCATCAGAATGAGCAGAGGTTTCTCTTTGCTCAGTTTCTTTTTGAACCTTGCCTTCTTCCTGGTTGCCATCGGAGTCGTTTTCAAACGTCACCGTAGCAGCTTTTTCGCCTTCTCCAAGGTCGAATTCCAACTGGTCGTTGTCCATTTCATTTGCCATGATTTGCCTTATAGGTGAACGATATCTTCAGGGTTCTGGATCAAAGCCAGGACTTCGTCATCATTGATGATTCGGATTTCACCTTCGTCGATTGGCAGGCGTGCGCCCGCGTAGCGGCCAAAGACAATCCAGTCACCTTTCTTGCACCACGGGCCGGTTGGGAACTTGTTCTCGTCGGCGTAGGCAAGTGGGCCAACAGCGAGCACATAGCCGCAAACCGTTGCCGACTGCTCACGCTGACGGGTTTGGTCTGACAGTACGATGCCACCTTTGGTTTTCTCTGCCCCTCGGTAGGGCAGGATGACGATTCGCCAACCCGTAGGGGCGGGAATCCGATCCATTACCTTCTGTTCGATCTTGTCGACGTGGAGGCTGCCCTCTTTGTCGTAAGCGTCGTCCAAGGAAGGCACGTGGGCAGCAGCTTCATCTGCCCACTTTTTCTCCAGCGCAGTCATTTCCATGAGAACTCCTTTATTGGTCTTGGTTTTTGCTGAGAAGTTCTTGTACTTCCATCTCAACAAACTTGTAGCCCTCAAGGCGTCCCATCAGGAACTTGTACTGCTCCATATCCTTCACGTTGCCGCTCACCAGGATGTCTTCCGTCTGGCGACGGAGGCCCTTGATAGCGATCAGCGTTCTTTCGGCAAATTCAAGCATGGATTATTCCAATGAAGCAGACAGATGAGACCCCTGTCCGTGGGCTTGATGTGCATTATGCACATTCTTGTTACGTAATCAACACCTTTTTGAACGCATCTTTGCGGTAAACATACGTTTTTTCTGGTTTATCGCTGGGTGTTGCCACCCTTTTGGGCCCGGCTGATTGCTTGGAGCTGGGCACTTTGGCGGGCTTGGCTGTTTTGGGCTGCATTTTGTGATCCTTGTTGCTGAAGTTTCTGTTCGTCGAGTGCGATCTTGGCCTGGTCGACAGCGAGGTCGCCCTGCACGCGCTGGCCTTCCAGCTGAATGCGGGCCTTGTCGTTCTGGTCGTCGGCGGCGTCGGCAGCAGCTTTTGCCTGGATTTCCTGCTCCTTGACCTTGACCAGTGGGTCGTCGGCTGGAGGGCCCTGCAAATCTGTCTGCATTTTCTTGACTTCCTGGTAGTACTCGGCAGTCTTGATGGCAATCATGGCTTCGCGCTGCAAAGCAGACACGATTCCTTCAGGATCTGTGCCGTACTGTTGGAACAGTTCTGCCTCTGTGGCCTCTTCGGCCTTCAGACGAATGTGATCGAAGATGTGCTTGGTCATATTGACTGCAACTTGCGGCATGCCTGCAACCATTGGAGCCATCATGAAGATCAGGTGGTTCATCATGTGCGCATCGTGCTGCTGGCCAGCAAAAGCCTTGAGCGGCGAGCCGTCCAACGCCTGTGAGTTCTCGCTGACAGGATCCTTTGGCTTGTCCACGTTCTGCGTGTTCAAGATGCCGTCGATATCCCGCACCCCGATGGCCTCGTACATGCGGCGATAGGCCTCGTACATGTTGTGCATCTGGGGATTGCTCTGCGCCAGTTGCAACTGGGTCTGCGCCATGGTGATGCGCTGAGCGATCGAGAAGAAGTTGGTGTCAGAGACAGGTAGCACATCGATGCGGTCATCGAAGT